CTTCCTGTCTCGCCATTTCTTCTACATCTTTAGGAGATAATCCGAGAAAAGATCGACCATCGGGTAAAGTAACCCCGCTCGCCTTACCCCTTTCATCTGTGTAAACTCCGACACTTCCCGCTGACGGATTGTTCCTTTTCTTAGTTTCTTCTTCCTTTCTCTTTTCTTCTTCCGTTTTAGGAAGATTTCTTTTAACGTCTTTGGGAATTTTTACCATTTTTTTATAATACTAAAGTCTTAGATTTAGATTTCGGGATTTGGGTAGGATTAAGTTTATACTTTGCTACAAGTTCAGTCATCACATATCCTATTATGAATATAATCACGGGTTTTAAATGTAAAACAAATTGAATCTCATTGACACTTGCCCAAATGGATATAAAATACACACATCCCAATATAAGCGAGTTTCTAATTACTTTTAAAAGAAATTTTATCTCTTCTTTGCTTTTATCTATCTTTTCTTTTTTCTTTGCCATTATTCGTTCTTTGTTATGGATGGTTGAACTTCATTTGGTTGAAATCCTGTCTGTCCTGTGTTTTTATCTTCTGAAGATTGTATCATTCCGCTTAAAGATGGTGGTCTATTAAATTTAAGTCTTATTCCAACTTGTGCTAAAAGATCGGCTTCTAGTTCCGTTTGTTCTCGAGTGTAAATTGGTTCAAAAGTAAGATAGCCTACTTTAGACGCGGCTTCTGTGAAGTTTTCAGAAGTAGCAATCACTCTAGGAACTCCGACAGCTTGATAAAAGTTATTTTCTAAATATTGGATCCATCTCATAAATGCTTCTACGGGGGGAAGTTGTAAATCCTCAAATTCGGCTTCTTCTCTCTCTGCTGGAATAATCATTAATTCGCCTTTATTGATTGCTTCTGAATACTGAGTCTTAACTTCTGCAATCTTAGTCGGATTATCTATATCTATGTACATTACCCTTATTGTAGAACGATGTGAGATTCTTCTCCAGTCCTTCATTGCTTCATTTCTTGCGTCTATTACCCATTTACACGCCTCAATAACGCTAACTCCGTGTATTTCATTCGCTACCCTATCATTTACTAAGTGTAGAACTTGATGAGGCTGAAGAATTATAGGTTTTCCATTTGGTACGTTTGAACGTTGCTCGTAATGATCGACGATTCCTTTTTCATTAACTACGACTCTCATAGCCCCCGTATAAAGGGGTTTTAAATTAAGCAATCTTCCCCTATCCTCTTTATCTCTTACGATCTGTGCAAAAGCGTCTCCGAATATCTTTTTTTGGACGATTAAATTCCAACATATCGCCTGAAAACTATCCTCTCCCCATCCTTTCATAAATTCAAGATTTACTCTAGTCCTATCATCAAAAACTTCGTACCCTTTCCCGCAAGTCCACGTAGATAAAGCATCGATAGCCTTTTTTAATTCGGGTATACTTTTGTAATATCCGAAATATTTGCTTGATTCAGGATAATCATAAAAAGTCATTCCATTAGTATTTGTAGCGTCGGGAGATAAGGGAGTAACTGAGTAATCACTAACTTTATTTGTCATATCCGTATACGTTGTGTTTGAAATATTGTGTTCCATTTTATTCTAGATCCTTTAAAATCCATCTTAACTCCGCTATTTGATGGGGAATTTCAGGCAACTCTTTAAATTCAGGTTCTTCTAATCTTTCTATCCTTTGTCTTATTTTTTCTTTTAAATCTGTCATTTTATAGGATTAATTTGAAGGGAACATAAAGCTCTAGTTTAGTTTGAAAGTCGGTTGCATTAAAATTAATCGTTGCAGTATCTAGAGGTTGATGGGGAAGGTGCATAAAGGAGTTATAGCCCCCTGCCATCCATTTCATATAAGGAATACAACTTAATCTTAAAATATCCCCTATTTTAAAGTGAGTTTGAGTGCAAGAAAGAAGAATACAACAACTAAAAATGTCTTTATTGGGATATTCAGCGGGGACGGTGTAAACCTCCATTGAATTACCTTCTGCTATGTCTGTGACTTCTGTTCCACTCACTTTTTGGATTTTAAACTTCCAGTACCCTTTTGCAGATGAAGCGTCTGTCTCTTTTATTGCCACAGAACAATTAAGATAGCCCTTGCCTCTTATCACTCTCGGAGTATTAAAAGGGGAAAGATTAAAGTTTATTGCCGTATACGCTTTGTAAGTTCCTGTTCCATCATTAGCCTCAGATTTACTCTCCGCGTGTCCTGTTGTTTCTCCATTTGCGTTTGTTAGGTTTCCTGTGTCTGAATTAAAAGCTTGTGTTGATAAGGCGTAAGTTAAAACCGAATCATTATCTTTTGTAGTGAATCCATAAAACTTTATTATCCCTGTCCCTTCTGCAATATCCGTATAATTATAACTTGCTATCGACGCTTCGGGTTGTTCAGGATAATAAATCGGTACTCCTACCATTATGTTGCTCCTAAGTAAGTTTTAATATTATCTTCTTTGATTAATCCAATTCCTCGATTTATTTCATCCTGAAGAACGTTTAGCATTTGTACGGCCTCGCCTCGACTTGAAAAACCTGACATATCATAACTTATTACTTTTTGTGCCGCCATACTTGATGTTACCGCTTCAAGAATTTTCTTCCCATTTGTTTCTAAAGTTGCATAAGCGTCGATTAAATCTACTTTTGCCACATTACATAAGAGGTCCTCAGCTTCGTTAATAAAAATTTCATATTGGGTATTTGTTAAAGCTTCGGCGTACTTTCCCGCTTTTAATTTAACGTGTCCGCTGTTACAAAAAGTAGAAGTCATTTCTTTATACTTGAAACTCTAAGGTGTTCAAGTCCCCCCGATAATTTTAAGATTGCCGCAATTTGGACGAATAATTCCAAATCCATTTCTAACCTTGCCTCTTTTAAGGGATCTCCTAACCACGTGAACTTTTCTAAAAAATATTTTAAATTTACATCTGTGATTTTTAAAGGCATACCTAAATGTAATATATTTTAATATTTATATCTTTCTCTTTTTTAGCTAACCACAAAGCCCGAACTAAACCCTCTACAATATGGGTATCATTCCCGAAAATCTTAACCCGAGTCACTCCTTTAAATTCTACTAATTCCCATTGAACGGATCTTAAACTTAATAAAACATCTTCATCTTTTAAAAAATGTATTTCCCCTTTTTCCATCATATTAAGCATATTTTCGTACATATCTTCTTTAAAGATCCTTTGTTTCTTTTTACCATCCTTATCCAAAGAAATTGCTCGGTTATTCATTGGGATAACTTTTCTTTTCATAATTGGATTAATCATAAACCGATCAAATAACCCCACTCCTAAACTTCCACTTCCTGCGTCTATTCCAATCTTGACGGGGTTTAGTTGAGAATTTAAATAAATTATGTCTTCTTCTGTTTTGGTGGTAAATTGTTTATGTTTAACAATATTCTCAATATGCCCGTATGAAACGTTGCTGTACTTGTGGATGAACTCGTAAGTTATCGCGTCATTACCCATCCTTGCTATATCCACTCCCATATAATTATTTTCTTTCGGATAAGGGATATTTCGTTTTAAAGTACACGTTCTTTCAATTAACTCGTCGCTAAAATATTGTCGTAATTCATCTAAAAATAAGCCTAGATATTCTTGCCCGTATTGAATCTGCCCCATATCTTTCTTTTCTTCTTGAAGAAATTTTATACTTTCGGCCCGTTGTGTTTCAGTCCAAGATGTGCTAATCGGTCTTTCATTAATTACTTCTTCGCTTGATATGTGAAAGACCTTAAAACGTTCGTTCTTGTTTAGGAAACACTCGTAAAAATATCCTTTCTTTCCGTGTGGAGTGCTACACATCCATATTTGACCTGCAGTCGTAAGAAGTGTCGGTTTACTGGAAGTAAATACATACTCCGCCATACGACTTGCCTCATCAATTATAAGAATATCTCCCGTAAACCCTCGTACTGCATCCCCCGTGTTTCCTACAGGCCTTGCAATAACCGACGCTTTGTTCTTCATTATAATCTTATTCTGTGTCGGCTTACTTGTTCCTTTCGCAATCTTGTCTTTATGGTGCTTCTGCAGATAATCAAGAATCATAACAATAATTAGTTTAGCTTGATCTTCTGTTAAACTAACTACGATTATCTTTGCGTTTGGATGTGAGACTAAATATTCAGCGGATTTTATTGCAAATATCGTCGTTTTTCCTACCTGTCTACCCGTACATAAAAGAAGATTTCCATTAAACTCTAAAATCTCTCGTTGCCAATTATCTAAATTTAAATTTCCTGTTTGCATTTTTTTTATTTTTTTATTAATTAAAAAAAGATTATGAAGCTTAAAAATTTTTGTAAAATTATAATTTTGAAAATTTTAAAAGTGAAATTTGTTTTTTTCTTTTTTTTATTTTAAAAAAAGTTTAGAAAAATTTCTGTGGGGTTAAACACGATTTATATTAAGGAGTTCTAATCGTCGGCAACTTCGTTATAGTTTCCACAGGAAATGGAGGTCAGAGTTATTCGGTGTACCGACTAATTCAAAGGAATCTCAAAGGCATACAGCCTCGCTCACGCTCGGCTGTTAAAGGCAAATACAGGGGGGGCATTAATAGGCGGACTATATGTTCAGGTCTCGAGACCTGAACCCGCCTATTAATGGGGAAAGAAGAAGGGGCAACGTCCAACGTCTAAAAAGGTCGTTTTTGGGCTTTTCCCGCCTTAAAAGAACCGAAGGGGCTGTTTGCTGTGGCTCTAAAAGGCGAGTCGCTACGCCTATGCTCAATCTATTAACTAATGTACCTAAGTATAAAGCCTACGGCTTTAAATTTCTTAAACTTTAATTAATTATCGTTGGCGAGCGTGAGCGAGCCTTTTAGAGTTTAATCACATAAATTTATATAAACCCATAATTCTTAATCCCATTATTCCGTCGGTATTGAATGACTGGCAGAAAACTCAATTTTCTTAATTTGGATGGTATTATATTAGGAATGTATATATATATATGATTTTCTTTCTTTTGATTACTTTTCTTTCTTTTTCCATTTACGCACTGGAAATGAAGGAGTGATTTTCATTTCCTATGGAACAGAAAGGTTTATATATAGGGATATATTAAGGTATATATGAGTAAAAAAGCGGTGATGATTTCTATCGATGAGGAAGTGCACAATAAGATCAAAGAAAAAGGTTTAAATGTATCCGCCGAAGTTGAAAGAGCGTTAAAAAATAAACTTTACGGACAAACAAAAGAATATGTACCTGAAGAAGCGAAAGTCGTTAAATGTTGTCAATGTGGTTCTATTGAAAATGAAGGTTATTATTGTTCAGAAAGTAAAAGAAATTGGTGTAAAGAGTGTCATTTAAAATTAGATATAATTAAGCAATGTCGGCCCTATTACAAAGAAAGATGGACTAGAGGACAAGGTCGAGAGATTTCCCACGAGCATATTTATTGGCGTGACGATTTTGGTCATAGACCTATAGCTGAAGAAGGATTTATCGGTTTAAAAGATAAATATCACGAGAATAGAAATGAAAAATTAATGGATTCTGAATATGTTAATAGAAATTCCTTATAAGACCCCCACAATAAACCATTTGTACTGGCATAGGGGAAATATAAAGATTATGAAAAAGGAAGCTAAAGAATTGCGTGAAAAGATAATTAAGCTTTTACCGATTAATGAATTTACCGAAGCTGATAAACTCGAAGTTGAAGTTTATATTTTTGAAAATTGGTTTACAAAACAAAATGAAGTTAAGAAAAAAGATATTATGAATCGTGAGAAGTTTCTTTTAGATTCTGTATTTGAGGGTTTAGAACTAGACGATAAAATGATTTTTAAAATATCTATGTCTAAAATTAACGGAAACGAGGAAAAAACAATAATAAGAATAAAAAAAATAAATGAAATTGCTTTTAATCTTGTTTAGATAATTCTATTTGTATCTTTTCTTCACATAAACCCAAAAAAGCTTTTTCAATAATTAAAGCTTCTTCGAAAGCTTCTATTTTCTGTTTTGATGTTTCTTTGTATTTCATCCAAATAGACTCATTTTTAGTAGCAATTTCTACACTAGTGTTCCCGATCTTTGTTTCTTTAGTCATTCTATTTTTTCAGTTGGAAGATCCGAAACTTCGAAATCAAAGGCTTTTAAATCCATAATCTTAATCCTTAAGTCCTTTGCGTCTTCAAAGTAAATTTTAAATCTATTTCCCGCTTTCCCAAATTCATAGGAGTTTGCTCGTTCATTTCTTATAATTTGAACTGAGTTAGATTCTGTAATAGGGGTTTTTGAAGCGGAAACAGGCATAGGATAAGACTTTTTGAACTGAGTGGGGTTATTTACTGGATTTCCTAATATCTCGCCTATTTTAGCTGAAATATCCGCATAAGGCATATTTGAGACTTGTTCATAAGTAAACCCATTTTTCATTAAAATATCGATTTGTTTCTTTGTTGGCTGTTTTATCTCCATTATTTCTGACCCCCTTCTCCACTATATGAAATATGAAAAACTACTTTAATATCTGGAAATTCCCGAGTAATTTTCTTCTTAAATTCTTCAAGTTCCCCTGCGGTAGAACATTCTATTTGAAAGAGAAAGTTTTTATAATGCAAATCAAAGACATTAATTATTTTCATTTTAAATCCCCACATCCTCAGAAGTTAAAATTATCACTTCTGAATCTATATCTTTCTCAATAGTAAATTTATAATTATTCTCTTTTAACCATACATAAATCTCTTTAATGTTCATTTTAAATTTACATCTAGACACACTTTTCCATACGAAACTAAAATTTCTCCTTCTTTTATATCTCTAAGTGCTTTTCCGTCGAGAATAACAAACTCTTTCCCATCTTCTGAAAACCAGTCCATCTCTTCTTTTTTTAATTTTTTCATTTTTCTCCCTCTAAAAGTTTAATTGCAAAGAAGATCAATTCGTCATAACTTGAAAATTTATATTTTAATTTTGCTTTTCTTGCTTTATCTCTCGTCGATGATTTAACGGATAATTGAACAAATGTTTTTTCTTTCATTATAATATTATAATATTATAACAACTATATAAATGTTTCTATTTGAGTAAGTAAATAGCTTTCTAAAAAGGAGATATATTTATAAGTAGCTTATACCTGTTTATATTAACATATTAAAAACCAGTCAAATAGGTGCCTAAAATATCCTCGTCGCCACGATTAATTTTAGGTCATGACTCTGCTTCTTCAGTTTGCTATTTCTGAATTATCCCGAAAAGACTCACTACTTAAGTTTAGCTTCGTCTCTCCTGCTATGGGACCTATTTGACTATTATCTTTTATGATTTCGGGTAAATCTCAAGAAGAAGCGGTTAATCCGTGAGTTTCTAACATTAATAAGATTGCATTAATTTTTGTATTAGTTGCATTTAAAGCGGTTATAATTTCTGCCTCAGTATCTAAATCTCCAGTTGTATAGTCTGTTTTAGCGTCGGCAATATGTGCCTGCTGTTCTTTTAATACTTGCACACCATCAACTTTTAAAACTCCTGTCAAATTAATATTCCCTGTTACATCTAACTTTTCAGCAGGAGAAGTATCATTTATGCCGAC